ATCTTATAGTGCTAGACGCTTAAACTGTTCAAGCTCATCGTCATCATCAACATCGAATGGTGCAGTATTTTCAACAGTCTTTGTCTTGTTGAATACTGGCTTCTCAGCAGCGACTGGTGCTGCCTTCTGTTGAGTGGCTGGTTGCTTCATCCAGCCTGCTTCTTCTTCAAGATTCAAGACTTCATCAAGACGACGCTTTAGTTCGTCATATGACTTGAAGTTCTTTGGATCTAGAAATTCCTTAAGTGAGTATTGCTTGTTCCAGACACGCTCAAGTTCTTCATCATCACTGAGAAGTGGCTTTGGTGTATCAAAGACAGACTGTTCATAGTTTGGATAGCTATCAACAGTACGAATACGAATCTTAAAGTTTGCACCTGTCCAGAAGTCGAATGGATTGACTGGTGTGTCACCCTCAAACTCTGGATTCATAAGCATTGTAATCTTATCGAAAATCTTCTTGCCATACTTGAACAGGAAGACTTTACCCTCGTTCTCAGGATGCTTTGGATCAGAGACAACGTAGATGTTTGAAATGTAATTCAAACGACGCTTCTGATCTCGAACCTGCTTTCGCTGCCAAGACTGATCATCAGTTGTTGAGTTCCAGAGTTGAGTATTATAATCTGAAACTGGATCTTTCTGATTAAGTGTAGTTAGTGAGTTCTCAATATACCACTTGCCAGTTGGACCCTTGAATCCATGATTGAACATGCGAACCCAAGGTAGAGCATCATCACCATCTACGGCAGAAGGTGGAAGGAAACGAATAACGGCAGCACCGTTACCACTCTTGTCCCTCTCTAGCTTCCAGAAACGATCATCACCTTGCTTTTCAGCAGGTGCGCTGATCTTTTCGATTTCTTTTGCTAGACGGGAAAGATCACCAGAAGTCTTCTTGAGGGATGAAAAATTAGCCATTTGTATATCTCCGTATGTTAGATGTATTGTTGTATTGTCCACGATATTCATCATGTAACTTGCTTATATTGACAGGACAATCTCGTCTTGTCAATCTTATATAGTCAACTTTATTCACAAAATCTTTCACTATGCCGCTTCGTCTCTTTGTGAGTTCGATGTTGGGCACGCATCTTGTTCTTTTCCATGCTCATACTCCTTAATTTTATCCTTGAGTATGTTCTTGAGTTTAGTCTTGTCGTACTCAAGGAATGGTGTATACTTTTTTATTAGAGAGCTATGTTTATTCCACAAAAAGTCATCATTATACGCAATATTCCACTTTTGTTCATAATCAATGAATGTGTTTAAAATGACCATTGTCTGAATAGACACTTTACTAGACAGATATTCCATAAAGATAATAGGATGCTCGTTCTTGTGAGTACGAAAGCACTCTGATGGAGTACACTGAGTGAATAGTCTGTCTAATTCGTTTGTGAAGTGATATGAGAGAGATTGGTTGATCTTGGTGTATTTCTTGTAAACTTCTTGTGCATCTTCGTCCAGAAGATCACCAACCCATGATTTACCAGCTAGAAGATTGGCAACAATGAATCCAGTGAGTTCACTTTCATCATATAGTCTTGAGAGTTTTTGAAACTGGTATCTGTCTTTGCGTCCCATGAAAGAATCGTGAGACGCATTTGTTTTACCGTGATATCTAAAGAAGTCGTAACTATCTCGTGTGAAGTGGTTCTTCAAAGCAAGATATAAAGAGTAAGTATCAAACGCTGACAGTCTCAAGCGTGAATCCCTTTTGCATAAACTTAAGTTGTCTCCAATCGGCAATCTTGCCATTGTGTGATCTGAGCTTTTTATTCTTGATACAATCGAATGTCAAAGGACTGACATAGAGTTTATCATTAGCAGGTACATATGAGACACAAGCATGTTCCACATCGAAGTGCTTGATCAGTTCTTCCCTTGTCTTGTACTTAGTTAGAATATACTGAACATTTGTCATCTTGTCAAGGATAACATCAACAATCATCTTATTATGACTCATGGCGTTGAGGTAGTTTTCATCACTCAACTTATATCGTTCTTCTGACCATTGTAGTTTGTCATCAAAGACTTTACCACCATACCAATCCAGAATAAACATATCATGATCTTTTGGTAGTTCACCATGATACCATGAAGTGAAACAACCACCAGCAAGAACAAATCTATGATCTCCGATCACACTGAAGAAGTTGCTTTGATATTGTTTCATAAATTCAGTAATAGCTGTAGCTCTTTTCTTCAAATCACCGATGCGAGCAACATCTTGAGTAGAAAATTCCTGAGTCGTAGTTGTCGTGTGTTCAGTCGTAGTTGTCGTATCGCAGGAAAAATTCTGAGTCATTGTTGACATATTGTCCATAACAATGTTTCCTTGATTTGCACCTGAAGTACTTATTTGAACTGATTTCATATCGGTAACTTTGCCGTGTTAGACTTAGGAAGATAATGAAGTTCTTCAGCTTCAAACTTGATCTTCGACTTCAGTACACCAGATATCATCTTTGCTGCTAGTTCAATCTCAAAGCCAGTTTGCTCACAATACAATACAACAGCTTCCATGTATGAGATATCTTTTTCCCATACAAGTTCTTCGATCATCATAGAAAAGTCTGAAATTTCTTCTTTTGTTGTCATCACTGCCTCAATGTCTTGTCAAGATCGATTGCTGCAAGAAACAGATACTTGAAAATCAACATCCATGTAAAGATTGCTCCGTTACCATTCATTGCAAAGAAGATCAACACTATAACATCAATGGGAACGCCAAGCAAGAGACTTCTCACCCTTTCCTCAAGAGTCTTATTGAAGATCACTGACGACCATATGGCAATATAGCCAAAGCTCGCACCGATGATTGCATAGATGAGAAGTCCCATTGTCTTAGCCCTTCGAAACGAAGTCGTTTAGCTTTCGTGCTTCTTCGATGATTTCTTCAGTTGTTACTACTGGAAGTTTTGGAAATTCTGGAGGAATTGTAGCTTGTCCGTTTTCTCGTAATGTGAAAGCTACTTCACGCTGAGTGTTCCAATCGTTCTCAAGACGCAAGCGTTCAGCCATGTTTTGTTCAAAGAGAATAGTCTGAGCCTGATGAAGAAGTTCAGTGCGAATTTCGAATGGAGTCTTAGAAGTCATAATATGTTCTCCGTGTGTTGTGTTAAAGTTTACTAAATAGGTGTGGATCACGAAGCGGTAACTTCTATCCACTCTATGTCTGTATATTAACACGGAGACACAGCAATGTCAAGTATTTATTCAATCTATTGCATCATCAATTCTGTTACCAACAAAAAATATATAGGATTCACTAAAAGAAGTCCTGAAAAAAGATTCAATGTTCATATATCCGAAGCGAACAGAAATCTTTACTCTATGTATCTACACAATTCAATAAGAAAATATGGAAAAGAGTGTTTTAGAGTTGAAACATTAAAAACAAACTTGACCTATGAACAGGCAATAAAGGCTGAAACAGAGCATATATTGAAAATGAACACGATTCAGCCTTTTGGCTATAATGAACATCAAGGTGGTAAGGGTGGTTGCAAGAATCCTTCTATAGAATTAAGAAGAAAACTGAGTGAAGCCAGAAAAGGCAAAGAACCTTGGAATACAGGTAAAGTCGGTAAACAATCTGCTTGGAACGCTAATTGTAATAAATCTTTAGATTATAGAATCGCAGACTATGGTAAAAAGATTAGTATATCACTCAAAGATAAACCAAAATCAGAAGAACATAAAAGAAAAATAAAAGAATCACTTAGAAAGTCTAAATCCTATTATGCTATAGACACTTTTGGTGAAATACATTACATCGATAGTGTCGTGGAATTTTCTAAACAACACAGAGTCAATCCAACATGCATTTATAGGTGCTTGAAAGAGCAATCTATTTTGAAGAAAACAGTGTTGAGGGGTTGGTCTTTTTATAAAGTGGACCCGTTATTTGATAGGGTGGAGTCCATACCCCAGACTACAATAACTTAAGCAGCAATTCCCATTGCTACAGAAGAAGTGTTGTCATTTGCGGCTTTCGCTGCATTTAGATTTTGCTTTTGGTCTCCGCATACCTTTACCACGCCTGTCGATACCTAATTCACCCCCATAAATGGTGGAGGTGGGGAGATTCGCACTCCCGTCCAGTTCGCTTATTTCGTTTGCCTCAACAACCTCAGCATATGTATATATTAGACTAGTTCGATTTGAATGTCAAGTCTTATTCTTTATCAGAGGAAAACCACTTGCCAAACCATTCCTTTACAAATTCTGGTTGAGGAAAGAAATTCCATCCTACAACAAGTCCGCCTAAAAATCCAATAATTAGTTCAAACATTTTTCACTCCTTTTCTGTAACGTTTAGCTTCACGATAAGGATAAACTTGATCATCCTTCATCATAATAATCTTTTCATGTTCAAGGACTGCTAATGTTCCTTGTATTCCCTTCTTTACACCTTCTCTATGATTCCACCAAGCACAAATACCGAACAGTATTGAAAATAGGGATACAATCCAAAAGTCAACAAACATTTGAGTTCTTTTCCTTATGATAGGTTTCGATCTTGTG